AGACTTATCGCCTTCTTGAAGCTCTGGCTCCTCTTCAGTAGACTTATCGCCTTCTTGAAGCTCTGGCTCCTCATCGATTGTAGCCAAAAAGATTGACCCAGCTGAATTTGATCCAGTCAGCAAACCTTGGATGAACTCATCCGAAGGTTTGTGGCCATCACGAGGGTAGGTTTCATCCAAAGCATAATCATGCTTGTTTGGGTCTGTTAAGTCCTTGAAAGGACGGATAACTTTGTAAGCCATTAACTACCTCCTTTACAAAACAGCGTCTGTGTAAGTCACATAGAAACCAGCGTCAGCATCGACAACCTCTACATCGAAACGGTTAGCAGTTGCTAAATACTGACCATAGATTTTATCATCCTGCCATTTCACAGTAGTTTGGGCGCGGTCAAATAACGTTGCAAACTCTGTCACATCCCCGATGAATGCTTTCATATCACCTTTTGAAGTGCCAATAACATCATCTGGATAAACATAAATCACACGACCAGCAAACTTGTACCCAGTAGGAGAGGTAATATCCGTCTGCAACATATATCGACCGTCTTTATCCTTAATTTTATCCAAAGCTGCGAAAAGAGACTGGGTAGCTACAATACTAGCATTGTAGTATGGTTTCAATTCAATATTTAAAATATCTTTCAAACCATCAAGTCCAGATGCATTTTTTGCAGTTGCTTTCTTCAATACTTTCGCAATTTCGGTGTTCTTAGTGATACGTTCCTGATTCATTGCCTGCTTAGCGACAAGCCCCATCACATCATAATCAGCGTCATCAATCAATTCTTGAGAAACTGGCAAATGACCACGACGAGTTTCAACCTCATATGAAACTTTTGTGAAGGTAGGTTTTGCTAAGTCAGGATTCTCAGCTAACTCCTCAATCGTATTCATGACCTGGTCAGTCAACTTAATCACAGACCACTTACCGCTTGCATTGCGTACTTTAACAACGTTTACCAAGGATGTCAAATCTGTCTCATCGCGTTTAGCTTCTTTAGGACGAAGCAAATCTTCTGGGATTAGGGCCTCTCCTTCAGTAGACTTAAATCCGTCACGCATTTGCCCCTTGGTTCGCAAATAGTGATTAAATGCTTCACGAGTTTCTTTGTCCATGTCTTTCTTACCTCCTCGACTGTCTCCATAGCGTGGAGCTTTGCGGTTTTGTTCATCGATTTGCTTTTGAAGGTCCTCGATTTCCTTTTCCAATTCAGCCTTTTCAGCTTCTTTGGATTCCAGTTCTGCTTGAAGTTCTTCAAGATCTTTCTCAACAGCTGACACTTCTTCCTCAGTCTCAGCACGTTCCAACTTCTCTGCTTCAAGAGCAGTACGTTTCTGCAAGTCCTTGATGGACTCTTCAAGTTCAACTACTTTCGCAGCTTTAGCTCGCATACGAGCACCAAAAATTAGAGCTTTATTCATAACTTAAATTTCTCCTTTATTTCTTTTTTTCGCTTATCAAGCATTTCACGATTTGCACGTAGTTGACTTTCAAAGTCCTTCTGACGTGCAGCAATTTCAGTCTGTGGATATGCTGGGAAAGTACAAGGACTAACTTCAAAGATTTCAAGGTCTAAGATAGTGTCCAGGTAAGTACCGTCATCACGCTCTACCGTGTTGATTTTGATTGGGAAGAAGCCAAAACTACAACCAATCACATCCCCACGTTGAACACGAGCATAAGCACCGACCGCTTGTGGGTCATCCTTATTGATGATAATATCGCCAAACAGACCAACATCATCAACACCGAGCCGCACTGTTTCATTTCCAGTCCGACCAAGTACCAAACTATGGTCATGGTTAAATAAGGCACGGATGTCGGCATCTTTAATAGCCTTCTCAACACCCTCACGCTTAATCACTTCAAAATAACCAGGCCAAAGTTCAGTCTCTTCATCAAACTTGATAAAGTAGCCACTCAAAATCAAATCGCCAGACTCTTGTTCCTCACGAGTTTGAAATTGCGTGGCCATGTAAGACTTACGTTTCTGCATCGGTATTCCCTCCTTCCTTGTTTAATTTGCTCTGATTGCCTAACTCACCCTGCGGCAGATAGTTTTCAAGAACAATGATGTCATCCATTTCAGGATCAGGAGTCATGCCAACCCAATCTCTCCACTCATTCCGACGCATAGCAGCACTGTTTGTCATCTGTTGAGCAACAGTTGACAACTCTGTAATGTCGTAAGAATAGAGTGACCGTGGATTGAACTTGAAATAGCGATTGCTAGACACTAGCAAGTCCCTTGTCAGTGTCTGAGTGATCGTTGTAGCAATGCTCATGATGGTGGTATTGACAAAGTTGTTGTATTCTTCTTTGTTGAAGTCTCCAACACCCAGGATAAAAGCTGGCACTCCCAAAAGTCCAGCCACTGTTTTCTTGTCAATCTCAACCGATTCATTGAGAGCGATGTCGTTCAGATTCAATGGTTTGACTTGCTCAACTTCCATAAGAGCATCAGGTATAATCCACGGCTCTCCTGACTGGCTAGTGGATAGATACTTCTTAGCAATCCTGTCACGGCCTTCTTGACTGCCCAACTCATCACTGGATGAATCGACCTTGACAATCAAGCTCGGAACATTCTTGCCACTCATAAAGCCTTTCTTGGTCTGAGTAGCCAAGTTTAGGTTGCGGACAATGTCCTTCAAAGCCAGCCGATACCCTGTTCCGACATAAGGGCTGTCTGGATCAGGATTGATTGCAAAGTGGACAACATCATCTGGCTCGTATTCTCTACCCTTGTAGCAAATCACGTAGTCTAAATCATTGGACTTAAAAGAGACCTCATCCATCGGGAAGGGTCTCAAGTTCAAAATATAGTCTGTCACAGGGTCATATTCGACATGAAGGACAGAATTACCGTCGCCATATAGCAACAAGTCACGCACAATCTTGAAAATCCAAGTCTTTCTGGTCATGTGTGCACAAGGATTGATGTCAATCTTCCGAGCCAAGCCGTCCTTGATACGAATATCACCCTTGTCTGTATTCTCCATCAGATGTATGGTCATATTCGACACCATATCAGCAATCTTGTTGACAGCCAATATCACATCAGGATTCCTAGCAAGTGGCACATAACCATCACCCTCAAAGATAATTCCAAAATCCGAGTGACTAAGCATACTCACCGTTGACTGCGACTTGCTCCTCTTACGGAACCTATCAAAGAAACCCATTCTTTCTCACCTCCTTTCTACCGTGCAGCTCCTTGAAAGAGTGAATTAAAGGGCATATTTCTTACAATGTCCTGACTGACATCGACTATCTCTTTATCCCACTTGATGACCTCAGCTCTGAGGTCTTTTCTGTATGACTCACGAACCAAAATCTCCTCACCTTCAAGCATTACTCTTACTTTTCCTTTGTTGATTAACACTTTGATGTCGTGTTCAGATAAAACAATTTCTCTCATGGTCCACCTAATCAAAGAATTCCATCACACTCTGGTTCTTGCCGAGATTAGCAAGAGCCTGGATACATGCAAAGACACTGGCATCAAATAAGTCAATCCTTGCTGTACCACCGTCACCGTCTAATTTCTCATATTGCACCGCATCATCCACCTTCTCAATCGCTCTGACATTGCTGACACAGTATTCATAGGCCTCAGAATGAAGATAGTAAAATTCTCTATTCTTAACCTTGAACTCAATCCGTCTGAAGCCTTCTGATTTCAGATAGAAAAGCTGTGGCTGGTCAATCATCTTGAACTTAGCCTTTTTCATTTTACTCAAAAACTCACGACCAAACTTTCTATCCATACCGACAGCAGCAATCTTGAAGCCTTTCTGCCTCATCTCGATGAACCATTTGACAATATCATCATAGAGAACAGTCGGCGTGTTACTCATGGTCAGCCAACCGTCTGACTGCCAACCAAAGAGCGGAATGCCGTCATCATTAGCTTTCTTCTGAGCATTGACGCGAGGGAAGAAAGCGTGAGTGATACAGATGTCAATGTCTTTCTCACCGTCATTGTAGATGCCATAGAGTGCAGCAGCGGTCAAGTCATGCAAGCGGGACAAGTCCGCCCCACCATACCACTTAATCGGCAAGCGTGCCAGCTCTTCCAAGCTCCAATCATAACAATCATCACTAGCGATAAACTCATCAGGATTGAAATAGGCATTCATAGAGTTAGTAAAGACATTCAAAGTCTTATTGAAAAACTCATTCCTTGTCTGAGGATCGTTCATTGCTTGTTCAGCTTCAGCTCTCAAGGCTGGCATGGACACCGTGACACCCCATGAAGGGTTAGCCATCTTCAAAACATTGTCATCCAGATAGTCTCCAACATCTCCATCCGTCGTCTGGTTAGCCTTGCAGATAAAAATGAATAGCGATTCATCACTGATTAACTGCTTGAGGACCTTCTGACAGTATTTCAGCCTGTTAGCAAGGAATCCTGTTGGAATATCCCCAGCTGTAGAGATAACAAAAAGCATACTGTTTCGGTATGCTGACATTGTTTTCTTCATGAGACCATACTTCTTGGAATTTCGCATGGTGTGGGCCTCATCAATAACGGTGACGTTGCCATTCAGAGAGTCCAAGCGACTCTCATCATTGGCCAAGGCTTGTATATAAAACGAACCATCATCTCCAAAGTTAGCTGTGATGGAGTGTTCCTGGTTGTTATCCTTGATACGAATAGACTTGTCATTCCAACGCTCCACGTTGAACTTGATAAAGTTGAATGCTTCCAAGGCCTGCTTGACTGAATTTGCCACAATGTAGCATTTTGACCCACTATCAGCATCCAAAATCTGATAAAGCAGAGCAATAGCAGCAGTAAAACTGGTCTTACCGTTTTTGCGTGCCAGCATTATCAAGGCTTCCTTGAACCTACGCTCATTTGTCCCAGCGTGATAGAAACCAAAGAGGTTGACAACTGTGAAGTGTTGCCACGGTTGCAAAATCAAAGGCTTGTTACGGATAGACATGGCATACATGTCATCTCCTTGCTGGTGGACTATAGAGTTCTCGATGAAGTGAACAGCAAAGTCCACTATATCCTCATCAAGTTCATAGGCTGGATTTTCTAAATCCCTCAGAAAGCGTTCAACAGCCAAAATCCGTTCTTCGTTATGTTCCTCTTGATAGCTCAGGACATAATCAACATAGGCTTTAGCTTTTCCAAGATTGGTTGTAGCATGGCGAAAATCGGCAAAACGTTTTTCAAAGTCTTTATCCATCTTTCACCCGCTTCTTTTTCAGTTCATCCTTGAGCTTCATCACCTCTGTTAGTGGCGAGCCTTTGTCTTGTTCGACCACCTCACCCAATGATTTTGGGTTAAGCATAAGCTGGTTTGAATAGCTCAAGATGTCTTTTCTGAGTATTTCCATTGCAGTCAAGATTGGAACTTTACGCTCATTCTCAGCACCAGCTTTGTTGACATAGACATCTGTGACAGGATAGCCCATGTCAGCATAGTCTTGAGCTAGTTTCTGGTACTGAAACAACATCCCAGCAAAGATATCAATGATCATTTCAAATTCTTTTCGATAGGTGCCCAAGTCTTTCATTTGCTTGACCACTTTTGACTTGATTGACTTCACTGTAATTGGTTTAGCCAAAAACTAACCCCCTTTCTACAAAATCGCTGAGTTTTTACCCCCTTTTTGTCTGACGGCTCCCGACTTGGAAAAAGTTCCCTTCACCGGTTCCCAGGACGCTCAAGAATATTTCAAAAAGTGGGGGGGTATCCATAAAATTTTTGAAATTCCTTCTTTCTCTTTTTTTGCCAATAAATTCCCTGGCCGACAACCTTATTATTGACTCTATCATGAAATGTATTATGTTTGCGATTGGTTAACGCTAAACAATTCCATTCTACGAATTCAAGCTCAGGATATTCAGACACAGGAAAGATATGATGAATCATTTCAGCTGGTACCGACAAACCGTACCTCAAACTTTCTTGACATAGGTAGTCAGACTTCCTCATCATCTTGTCTCGGAACTTTTCCCACTTCTTAGTCTTCAAGGATTGTCTGACTGGCTTGTAATAATGTGCCATACGCTCCTCCTTGTCAATACAAAAAGGACAAGTCAACGACCTGTCCCTCTCATACAAGAAATCTATGGTACCATAATAAACTCTTTTTCGTGAGAAAACAAGTACCCTTTTTTCTCATTTTGAATCTTAGAAAAAAGTTTCCCGCCTAACAAGAATTGATGTCACCAATAAATTATAATATGTCTTTATCACTGTGTTTTGATATCCGACTATTTCAAAACCAATTCCTGGATTATTTTTGATGTCATTGTTTAACTGGTCGATAGCGTTCAATCCATGTTGTCTATCACGATATTCTTTTATCATTCTGTACCTCCAAAAACTATACCAATTTGCCCCTTGAGTTTGTCATACTGTATATTCTGTTAAACTCAGCGAAAGCCCTTGGATTGTTGATATAATTGCACCTGTTAAGATTTTTATTTTTAAGTTTGACAACTTTTCAATATGACAAACTTAGTAGCTAAAAAATAAAAAGAGTCAGATTTTAAACTTAGCCATATTCTTCTTGAAAGTGACTTGTTTGTCTCCGATGTAAATAAGCGTAGTTCGTTCTGACGAGTGGTTGAATATTGTCATTAAATCGTTAACTCCATCAAATTTCTGGTAATAGAAAAAACCAAATGTCTTTCTGATTGAGTGTGCAGCTATGTTGTCGATATCTAGCTCTGTGGCAACGTGCTTCAGTATCTGGTCGAATCGCTGTCTGCTGATTGGCTTATTCTTCCCTTGTCTGCTCTTAAATACAAAGTGATTAAGAGGTTTCCCTTTAACGAAAGCACGCATGGATTTTTTGAGTTCTGGAGTCATTCTGACTTCACGTAGTTTCTGGGTCTTTCTTTCCCTGAGCTTTATATCCCAACCTTGCACATCCCTTACTCTTATGTTCAGGATATCTGTGATTCTGTATCCAGTATACAAAGCTGTTTCAAAGAGTAGGTAATACATCTCATTCCATTCTCTCAAATAATCTTCGATTTCATGGATAACATCTCTGTCGGTAATTGGATCCATTCTGTTCATGTTCTCACCTCCTTTCAGCTAAACGAAAAAGCCAGCCTTAATGACTGACTTGCTATAACTTCTGTTGAAACAACTCTTTCTTTAAAAATTAAGGATATCTCCCAGAATGTTGACTGCGTTTTGTTTCCAGAAGTTCATGCTACAATAATAAATCGTTTTCTGTGAGAATACAAGGTACTTTTTTTCTCATTTTACAACTCACCCTTCAATATTGCGTATTGCTCCAAAATGATTCTTCTACGACGGTAGACGGTAGCACGGCTCATGAACTTCTGGTCTGCAATTTCTTCCCAGCGTAATTGTGGGTACTGCCAGCGTAGATTAAAGATTTCCTTGTCTTCGTCGATTAGGTTAGCAAGTAGCTTGTCCACAATCTCCTTGAAACCTTCCAAGAACTTCAATGTCGGATCATCTGCGAGCTTGACAGCGATGGTTTCTGTAGGTTTGCTGATTCCGATTGAAGGACCGCCTTGGCTGTCTGGATTTCTTGTTGTCAACTCCAGTCTTCGTAAATCTATGGTTCGCTGGATACCTCGGAACTTGAACAATTCCTCGTCTAGCGTTTTGAGTTCTCTGTCGCTCAGTTTCTTCAATTGTCACCTCCAAATTCTTGAAAAATGCCACTAAGACATCAAAAATATAAGCAATGGTTTTTCCTGTTTTCCTAATTGCAATAGTTACAGTATTCCGGACCTCTTCAAACTGTTCAGGAGTTAGCTGAGCCAATTCTTGAGCTAGTCTTTCTTGCTCACGCTGTAAAGCCTGCTTAGCTTTCTTTTTCTTGATTCTCTTGTTCATGCGTAACCTCAAGATGTTCTTTTCATCACATTCTCTTTAAAGTCATCAATTTCTTGCGTGACCTTTTTTAAAAGATTTTGTTCAACCATTACATCATGTTCGCTAGCACCTTCCCTTTTGATGTAGTGCTGCAAAGCATGTTTAACAATTTGCATTTGCTTGTACTTCAAATACATGCCTTCGCCCTCCATTTTCTAGTATTAGCCCTTTTCTTGGCTGTTACTCTAGCCATTTCGTCCCAGACATAGTCGGCATTTTCAAGCATGAGGTCCACGCATTTGTCTTTTAGGGTCTCGATTTCAATTTCTTGTCGCTCGATGTCTTTGTATGCACGGTTGTAAAGTTCATCTTTCAGGAACTCATTTTCTTTGAGCAACTGAACTACATCAATTTCAATCTTACATCCATAATCTGGTAACAATCTAATTCCATTTAAACTCATTTAATACCTCCTGTAATTTTTTTAAAGTGATTTTTACATAAATCCATGCCATGAAATCTGTTTGAGCAACTGTCACAGAGCAGCTTATCACAAGTAAGAAACCTTGGTTGCTGATTTTTAAATAAACTGAAACTTCGATAGAATGTTATTCCTGTCTGACCAATTATAAAATCACACAACTTTGTTGCTCTTCTCTTGTAGCATTCATGGCATATATCATGTTTCGGTATGAATTGGACAACGTTGGTCGTCATCTAACACCTCCATATCAAATCCACTATCAATAAATCTATACGTCAATTCTGGATTGATTCCATTGCCTAATCTTTGATAAATCAAAACCATATCTTCATCTGAAAAAAGTGTTCCTAGGTAACGATTAAGAAAATTTTTGGTAAATTCTCTAAAAAGACAATTCCGTTTCTCACTTTTAAATGGTTGCCCTTTTGCAATTGTCCTACTGCACCACATCAATAATTTTGCAATGATGTCTCTTCGTGACTCTACTCCTTCCAAACTAAAATACGTGTTTGTTTTTGGAATCAGTATCACTTCCAAATTCGCATTTATATATGACATCGGAAATAAGCCGAGCAGTTCTTTTAGTTCATTCATTAGTTCAGTATTCATTTCTTCCCCTAACATTCGTAATTATAGGCAAAATATAGATTTTCGCCTATCGGATAGTAATAAACGCCATGAAAATCATCGCCAGCTTGTACATTCAGTCCTCCACCTCTATAATTTTAAAATTCCCATGCAGATACAACTGCTTTGTCATTACGACACCAACCTGCCAATTTGCGTACCGAAAGGCCTGACGCTCATTGCCATAGAAAATTTCCAAACCAGTTGTCGAATGCCTCACATCACGGACAAAAGGATTGTCTTGCTTAAGACCGTGTTTCAGAATGACCCGTTTTACCTTGTCTAATCCTTCCATAAGTTCATAGCCTCCAAAAATTCAGGCGAAACATCAACATTCTTAGGCAGTTCCTGTTCTTGTTGCCTAGCTCGAACGAGTTCTACTGTCAGTAACTTATCATTCTTCCAATTTCGTAAAATCGCTTTGATATAATTCCATACAGGTTTATTGCGAAATACCCCTTCTTTAAGAGCTTCCCTTATTAATTCAGGGCTAAGCCCTTCTTCAGTAGCAAATTTCTGGATGTCCTCAATTTCAAATGGACTTAATAATCTTCCAAAGCCAGCTTCGAAATCTTTGAATAATTGCTTGATTGAATAATCGCTATTATTTATACAACTACTACTAGATAAGTTTGTATCTATATCTTTCTCTTGTTCTTTCTCTTTCTCTCCGTTACCATTTGTTACATCACTGTTACTTTGTAACACCTTTTGATTCTCACGATGCTTGCGAACCCTACGGGCACTTGCAGTTTCACTACCTACCATCTCTGGGACTTGCTCCAAAAAATACTCCCTATCCGATATTTTTGACAACAGTTTTTTGGACTGTAAAAAAACAAGGGTAATTTTTACATTTTCCACATCTTCGTCAATTACCAGCGCAATTTCTTCAGCCAAGTTATCAGCGACCCCGTCAAAAAATAGAATCCCGTTATCTTCCAGGCTCAACAGCATCATCTTAAGATAGATAATCGTGTGAGTGTCCCCTCCTGCTATTTTTCGAAGCAACTTCATTTCCTTGGATTTGAAGAAATCCTGTGCGAGTTGAATCCAATAGTACCGCTTATTTGCATTTGCCAATCTCTATACCTCCATTCTCCTCCCACATCTCAGCATTTACATCTTTATTAAACAAGTCCTGCTGATAAATTCTAGCCTTCTGCCAGGTATCAAATGACCGTTTTTGGTAAAATCTATAACCACGCTTGGTCTTGGTTTTCTTCGCCACAATCCAGACCATAGCTAGACCTCCCTATCTGCTAATAGCTCAGCTTGGCATCTGTTAACCTTCTCTAAATACTCAATCCGTCTATTTAACTCTTGGATTAGCCTAGCTTTACCAACACATTCCTGTTCTTTCAGGTCTGCCAACTTCTTAAATTCCTTGACCCTATACCTTTCGTATGCCAATTCACGTTCTAGCTCGTGCTGATCTTGAGGAATGTAGTCATCATCCTCAACACTCAAAAACTTTTTCATCATGTCCCAAAATTTCATTCTATCCTCCGTAATATCTGTGGATTTGAAGATATCTCAAATTCCGTTCTGGTTGTTTTTCTTCCACAATTGGTTCTTTGACCTCAATTTCAATCTCAACAGGCTTTCGGATCAGCCAGATTAAGATTATGGTCAAAATAGCAATAAGTGCCAAACCTTGTTCAGTTGTCAACATCAATTCTTCTGTCATATCGCTGTCCTCTGCCAATTATTGTGGTACCATTCTATGACGGCATCACGAGGGTACTTCTCGCGAGCATTCGGAATCCGTGGGAAATCTTTGTGACAATTAAAACGTGCATCAAAACTCCCTGTATCCTTTGTTCCTAAGAGCATTTCCGCACATTGTGACTTATTGAGTTCCATTGGGTATCGTCGTTTTTCGTCCATGACAACGTGCATGACCTTTAATGCTCTATCCATTAGCCCAGCTTCAAACTGGTCCAACATTTGAATCATTAGATCATTCATGATATAATCCTCTTGTAATATTTATTTGTGAGCCTGATTGCCGTCAGGCTTTTTTGCGTTTTACAATTCATAAGCATTCATCTCCAAAATCTTCATTTTGGTATTTGTGCTTGGTTCCCACGTCATCCAATAGGACAATGCCGCATCAGCAAATTTCTTTGGCAACATATCATAGCGATTGATGTTGAAATGGTCTTTAAAATCAACCTCAGCTTGTCGAAAGACCGACTGTGCAAAGACTTTATCAGCATAGGCAGGACTGTCCATTCCACCTAGACAAGCGACGACACGAGCTTTTCTCTTCTTCAGCAAGGCTTGAGCAAAGCTAGGATGAATTGGTTGCTCATTTTTCAGATAATCAACATCTTGAGCCAATGCCAACTGCTGCTCTTTCAGTTTCTTCTGCCCAGTAAATAGAGCGATAAAAGCCTCATCAGATAAATTTTCTGGCACATAAGCTCCCTGCTGACGAATCTGAGGCAATACCTCACTTGTGACCCAACGTTTGAATTCTTTTGCCTGGGGCAACTTACTGGATAAAATAAGTGAGTAAAGACCTGATTCGTTGATGATAATCATTTCACGATTCTGACCTGACTGAACGATTTGTTCTGTCAGCTTATCTTCGAAATCAACATGATCTCGAATTGCTTTCTGTGGATTTTGATAGCCTAAAATGTCAGCTACATCTTTTCCAACAAACCAAGGCTCGTTGTTAATGGTTACAGTACGGACTTCTTGCCCGTGAAAAACAAAAATTTCGTTCATAAAATTCCTTTCTAATTTGGTATAATAAAAATAAAAACGATCGGAGAATTTTCATGGATTATGCTATCTTTATTCAACCTGCTATCAGTATCGTAGTAGCAATCATTTCAGGTGTTTGGTCATATCTTGCTTCTAGGGCAAATAATAAGACCGAGATTGAAAAACAAGCCAAAGAGCATGCTCATGCCGTAGAAAAACTCGAAAAAGAGTTTCAGTATCAGCTCAGTACACTCAAACAGCAACACTCTCTTGAAATTGAAAAATTAAAACAATCACACGAGTTAAGGTTGCAAGAACTTGAAAAAGTTTCCAGTCTTGACGCTGAAAAGGATAAAGCTCTGAAATTAAATGAATTTGCATTCAAAGCACTAACTGGCGAAGTTGATCTTGATAAAGCACTTGCAGTAAATGACAAAGTGAACGCTTATAATCGAAAACAATCACTTCAGGAGCAGTTCATTCAGAAAACCTCTAAGAAATCATAAATCGAACTCTTGTCTAATCCTATCTATCTCTTTATCATGCCGATTTTGATATTCTTTTATGCGTTTTTGCCTGTCTCTCTTAGCTAAGAAATAGGTTCCAAAACCAATAAATAAATTGATAAAAATTACAAAGTAAAACCAAATTAAAAAATTCACACCATTCCCCTCCTTATTTCTCCAAGTGCCAACACAGTCTCCCACACATCTAGCCCCTCGAGGCTATCAACTATCAGTTGACTGAGTTGGTAGTTTTTCTTTTGCCAGTTCTGGATTAGTTTGCTAGTCATCTTCTTCCACCACATTCTGCACTTCCACAACCTCTACATGAGCCTGCTTGACTATCAAATCTTTAGAAGCACAGTAGCGAATTAAGATGCTCACTGCCTCGCCAATTTTCAAATCATGCTCATTAGCAAAATCTACAACGTATTCATACGCGTCCGATTCGATACGGACTACTTTTTCAGCTATTTTCATGTTTCTACTCCTCCTCAAAACTTTCCCAACTCTCAGAAATCCTGAGTTTCTTGTTTACTTTCAACTTGAGGTCATCGCTACCATGCCCCTCTTTCAGCAAACGAGTAACCATGGCTGGTGAAACACCAAGCACAATCGCAAAATCCGACTGCGACCAACCACGTTCGTGTAGTCGCTTTTTAACCAAATCAATCCATTTTTGATGTTGTTGACTCATATTTTCCCTTTCTATTTTTGGTATAATTGACTTGAAATCTTTAATGAAAGGAGGACAAGTCATGAAACAATTTATTCTCGATTGTATTGGTGACCGTGATGATTTTACAATCACAATCACTTTCTCAAACGGAGACAAGATTGACTTTTTCCAAGTCTATGACGACTGCTCTGAAACTGCTAATGCCATAGACCTTGTTGAAGTCGGAACAGATTTCCGTCATCTAGTCAATCTTGACTACGTTGTTCACGTTCGGCTGAACGTTTGATTTCTTGACACCTAATCCTTGTGGTTAGGTGTTTTTTGCTGACAAGCCCTACGCTTAATTGCGATTTCTAAACTTTTGATAAGACTCCCTGGCTGATGAATACCTAGGACCGAAATCTTTTTCAAGCTTGAAATAGCTTCTTCATAGGTTTCTGACGAAAGCAAAATCTCATCAACCATATTCTCGAAATGTCTTTCAATGATTTCTTCCATCCCTCTCTCCTTTCTAATTTTGCATTGCAACAGAAGGAAACACTCATTGCTGTCACAGCCTACACTACTTCTCTTGAGCTGTTGAAAGAGTATCATGAATGGCTGAACCAATAGCCTGGACATTTTTTGAGCTTAGTGGTAAAACGCCAGCCTCTTTAATTTCATCTCCCAGCACAATCTTGTGTTGGGACTTTTCATTGTCAATATAGGCACTTGCCATTTTTCTAACTCGACTTGCAACCATCTCGCAAATCGTGGCTGTTTCTACTGGAAGATCTGGATACTTATCAAAATGAAACGTACGAGTTTCCAATTCGGACAAGTTATCACACTCCTTCAAAAGTTCCAGAAATGCCGATTCAGCAATGGTATCAATAAGTTTGACAGTTGTTTCAATGGCAGGTAAAAAATCTGTTGTGAGTTTTTTCATTCCCTTCTCCTTTCTATTCTTGTTCCCCTCCCCAATCCATGCTATAATTTAGCTATCAACACGGAAAGGAGGGAAAGCTATGATTATCAATCCAGAAACATTCGCTCTGGCTGTTGTCCAGTCTTCTGATTCAGCGTTGACAGTGGTTGAAAAACTTGAATTATTCAAAGAAGCTTATCAAACTGCCAAAAAACACAATCAACCAATTATTGATGCTGAAAATAAACAGAAAGCAGAGTCCGCTAGGAACTTTTTGAAAAATTGGTAGGCGTAATGAAACCCATACTTTTCAAATACTTTCCAATTTCTAGATACCCTTTAGCAAGTTCGCACCTTGTTAGAGGGTCTTTTTCCGCTTCGTAAGCCTGTTCAATGTCCAATAGCATTACATTTAGCTTGCAAAGAAATTTTGTTTCTTGTTCGTCCATCCCCTTCTCCTTTCTTTTTTATAAAATAGTTAAAAAGTTAGTAAAACCCTTGACATTTTTAAATAAATCATTTAAAATCAAAGCATAAAGAAAACGCTTGATAAAACCCAATTCAATCAATACATTCTGCTCGCCAAAGCTTTTATTTTTTGAATTAGTTTTTACTTGTGTACTTACTAACTCTTTAACTTACAAGAATTATTTTAAATTATTTGCTTAACTTTGTCAACTGTTTTAACCGAATAATTTAAATATTTTTTGTCAATCTCTTAGAAAGGTTGATGTATCAATGTCTATAACATTTGATAGAATAAAAGAGCTTGCTAAAAAACAAGGTCTTTCAATTAACTCACTAGAAGAGAAACTGGGCTATAGTAGAAATACACTGTATTCGCTGAAAAAACAAAATGCCAGTACAGACAGAATGCAAGAAATTGCCGACTACCTTAATGTTTCTCTAGACTACCTGCTCGGACGGACAGACAACCCACGGATTGCCAGCGATGAGCCTGAAAAGTTTTACTTTGAAGGAAAGGAAGTTGATGTTGAGCACTTAGCTAGCACAGCCATGCGATTCAACGGTAAGCCTCTATCTGATGAAGATAAGAAAGCAATTCAGAACATCATCGAAATTTATTTAAGAAAGTGAGGAAAAGTGATGACAACTTTAACACTAAATACAACACCACATCAAGATAACTTGATTGCGGAGTACCTCAAAGAACATAACACCAAACTAGATGACTTAGTGACAGAAATGCTCCTGGAAAAACTAGAAGACGAAGCCGACCTCAAAGCCTTACGAAAGGCACAATCAGAAGACGATGGCACACGCTACACCCTATCAGAAGTCGCAAAGGAGTTAGGCTTTGCAATATAAGGTAAACCTGACCAAAAAAGCTGTCAAACAGCTCAAAAAACTAGATAAGCATATCGCAAGAGAAATCTATAATTGGATTGTAGATAACCTAGACGGCTGCACTAACCCACGACAACACGGAAAAGGTTTAGTTGGCGACCGCTCAGGAGAATGGCGTTACCGTGTCGGAAACTACCGTATTATCGCAACTATCCACGATGATATTGTCACCATCGAAGTTTTTCAAATCGAACACCGTAGCACCGTTTATAAACTAAAACGATAAAGGATTGATTGCCCGTGACAGAGAAAGAACTTTTTGAAGAGTTTGGGGTAAAAATTGAAATCTATGAAAATCAGTTATTTGAGGATGAAGCTTTCTATATCCCCGAATTACTGACTATGTTCTTAAGTGATGCAATCCCTGAAACAAAGAGAGTGCAAGTCACTCTACACGAACTTGGCCACAAAGGACATATGCCACACATTTATAGGATGTTCCGTGAAAAATGTGAACTAGAAGCCAACAGAAACATGATACATCACCTTTTGAAAGAAGAATTAGAAATTGCTGAGGACCACACTCAATTCAATTACCTGGTCTTTATGGAAAAGTACAAATTAAAGACCATAGCTGATGAGACTATGGTCAAGGAAGAGTATTTAAATTTAGTTGGATAAAAAATAAAGATGAATAAAAATCAAATAGAAAATCTTGAAAAACTGACAACTTCAACCGATAAGATGAAACAGCTAACCGAGGAGAATCCTAATCACTTTAAGACTTCCCGGCTAGGTCAAAGCATGACAAATTACAGCACTCAGCTTGAACGTGAAATAAACGGGAAACGTCGTAGAAATAGGGTCTTCCCCTATGGAACACTTGTCTATGTTGATTTTGGTATAAACTTTGGCTCTGAATTTTCAGCACCACATTATGCGATTACACTCAGCAAAGAAGATCGCAAGAACCAGAATACTATCACTGTGATTCCACTTACATCCAAACCAGGTTACAACAACCTACCATTAGAGTTCAATTTAGCTGAAGCTCTTGGTATGCTAACCGCACAACTCATTGAGGCAGCGGAAGACAAGGTTGCAAGCGAGTTAGTATCTTATTTCGGAGAATATGATGATTTTGATGAGTTAATGATAGAGTTGGAAAAAGAAGGCCGATTAGATGAAAAAGAACGAGCAATGAACCTTGTTCAAAAATTATCGGATGAAGTTGTTTATGCTGGCAAAAGACTTGAGAAGTATATGTCTGACTTAGAAAAAACGACCTATGCCAAACTCGATGCGATTACAACTATTGACAAAGTTAAAATATTCAAGAAAGTAAGCACATTGGATGGACTGGGTGTCGCTCAAATTTTAGAACCACAAATGAAAATTTTAAGCGATGAAATAAAATCACGCTATCTTATTTGACAATTTCACAGTATTTTGATAATATATAGTTACTAACCTAGGAGTTTTCCTAGTGCAAATACTCTGGTTGGCACAAGCTGCCACCGACCGAGCGGTAACTATTCATAGTTGCCGCTTTTATTTTACAACAGACAAAAAAGCCCTACGCTCAACTTTGGACGGTAGAAGCGTAAGGCGAATTAAGTATAGTAAAAACCTGCTTTGCAGTAGGTCTCTTTACTATACCCATTTTATCAGAAAATGAGGTAAAAAACAAATGGCATTCTATAAAAAGCTTTCATCTGGTTGGCAGTATCGTGTTTCCTATAAAGATGCCAATGGAAAATACCGTGAGAAGTCTAAAAAAGGTTTTAAGACTAAATCACAAGCTCAAGCGGCTGCCATGGAATTAGAACTGTTCTTAAAGAAAAACACATTCGTCAACAAAGACCAGAGTCTCTTAGAATACTACGAAAAATGGGCTAAAATCTATAAAAAGCCTCACGTTGCTGAAAGAACCTGGAAGAAGTACCAGCAGACCGAAAAACATATAAAGCAGTATTTTGGAAATACACTTCTTAAAGACATCACACCTACCCACTACCAAAGTATTGCTAACAAGTTTACACAAAAATATTCGCAGGAAACGGCTGACAATTTCCACTATCATATCCAATCGGCTGTCAAGGTTGCTGTCCGTGAAAAAATCATTGATACCAATTTCTGTGAGGGGGCTATCGTCAAATCGAATCTAAATAGAAAGTCCGTTGAGGACAAGTATCTGGAAGAGCATGAGTATCTACACTTGATTGACATGTGTAAAGACAATATCCAATACCATTCCTATTTTACAATCTACCTTGCAGCAGTGACCGGTTTACGCTTTGGGGAGCTTCTTGGTTTACGGCTAGAAGATATTGACAAAAAAGGACAAATGCTGCATCTCAAGCAAGCCTTTGATTATACCTTTACTATGGATTTTATACCCCTAAAGTCCAAAAGTTCAGAACGTTCTGTCCCTATTGATCAGCATACTCTAAAACTTATTCAAGCATATCTAAAAAATCAAAAAGAGCCAAATAAGGACAACAGACTGATTCCAAATATCAGCAATGCGGCAGTCAATAAAACGATTAAGAAAATTGTGGGCAGACCCGTCACTATCCACTCGCTCCGACACACTTATGCTAGTTTCCTGATTGCTCAAGGTGTGGACTTGATATCCGTCTCTCAAATCCTAGGGCATGAAAATCTCAATATTACACTTAAAATATATGCTCACCAGCTGGACAAGCTGAAAGAGAAGAACAACGACAAAATTCGGAACATCTTTGATAATTTCGGACGAATTTCGGACGAATAG